CCAACAGCCATGCTTGAAGAGTATATTCATGGTACTCAGTACCTGATTATTAAAGAAAGTACAGATCAGCATCACACCTACTAAGAAAGGTAATAGTTATGGTAGAAAAACGAAAGAAGATTATAGAAAATAAAGATTTTCGAGAGGCTCAATACGCTATTTTAACTAGGATATTTAGCTTACCTATAAAAAGTTCTTGACAATTTTGGTTAAATGATGTATAATAGTATTTCAAATGGTGGAAAAATGAATACAATTTTAAAAATTAATCGTATTATTACTATATAATGATTTTATTTAGCATGACAGTGGTTTTAATTAAGAGTGGTCATTCAGCCAAGAAAATTGTTGAGATCATAGACTACATAACGTTTCGTCCCATACCTAGCCTTTTTACAGACCCCGTTAAGAATTATGTATTAATTGACTGGTCTGGGTCGAGTTTTCTTTTGCGCCCAAAAGAGCTACTACGCGCCGGATATGGCGGAAAGTACTCCAAAAAAGAAATGGCGCAATACATCTGGTTAGCTTCGCTAAGAAACTACTCAGAATACCTGATAACTAATAAGTTATCTTTAGACCTCTTGGCCTGTTTAGGGAAAGAGGACCTCATCAACAACAATAGCCTTCTTCAATTAGTAGACGATCAAGTTCACTTTAGATTTGAAGAAGCCGGAACAGGAGTATTAAAATGGCATTAGATTTTGGTAAAGCAAGAGGCAAAGCGGCAAAAGGGTCTGTAGACCAGTATCAGTATGTAAATGGTGACAACAGGGTGCGTATGGTTGGGGGGCTATTAGCTCGCTATGTTTATTGGATTAAAGGAATGAACGATAAAAATATTCCTTTTGAGTGCTTGTCCTTTGACAGAGATGCTGAAGCTTTTGTCAACAAAGAGAAAGACTGGGTTAAGGAGTTCTATCCAGATTTGAAATGTGGGTGGGCTTACGCAATTCTTTGTTTTGATCCAGCAGATGAAAGTTAAGGTACTAAACCTTAAGAAAAAGCTGATGGAGCAGATCATGACTGCCACAGAAGATCTTGGCGACCCTACTGACCCGGACAATGGGTGGGATATTTGCTTTAAGCGTGAGAAAACAGGTCCTCAAGTGTATAATGTTGAGTATCAGCTTCAAGTACTTAAGTGTCAGAACGCAGTTCGTCCACTAACTGACGCAGAAAGAGAAGCCTTCGCTGCAGCTACCCCTATAGATGAGCAATTGGTGCGTCCTACACCAGATTCTCAAGAGAAGCTGTTGAAAGAAATCCAAAACAAAGCTACTGAGGGAGCTGAGGGCATTGAAGACGACGTAGAGAAGGAATTTGACGTAGAGTAAGCTAGTAATAGCTTAAAAACAAAAAGCCTGTACCAAGCTATTAAAATTTGGTACAGGCTTTACTTCACGGAATACACATGATACTAGCCACCGCAGATATCCACATTAAATTAGGCCAAAAGAATGTTCCAAGAGCTTGGGCAAAGGATAGGTATACTAAGTTCTTTAGTCAATGTGTAAAAGCCAGCGAAGGCTGCGAGTTACACATAATGCTTGGTGATCTTTTCGACCGGACACCTACCTTAGAAGAGATTGAATTATACTTTGAGTTTATAAATAGCTGTAGTATTCCTACTATTCTTATAGACGGGAATCATGAAGCCACCCGTAAAAACCATACCTTCCTCAGTGCTTTGAAAGAAGTAACCTCTAAAGTAAACCCCTTAGTTAATATTGTAGATGAAGTTACTGAGTATCCTTGGGGTACTATTCTACCTTATTGTTGTTTACATAAGAAAGGTGTAATTGAGAGTCTCAATAAGAACAAACCACTATTCACCCATGTTCGTGGTGCAGTTCCCCCCCATGTCAAACCCGAAATTGATTTAGCTAGATTATCTGAGTTTCCTAGGGTTTTTGCGGGGGATTTACATGCCCATTCAAATACTCAGTTGAACATAGTTTATCCGGGGTCTCCTATGACAACTAGCTTTCACCGGAGTGAAGTAGAGACTGGGTATTTAGTTATAGATGGTATTGATTATGACTGGCGACCTTTCGAGTTACCCCAATTAATACGAAAAACAGTGTCAGACCCCGCTGAGATGGTTCAAACTGAGTATAACCACACGATATATGAGCTTGAAGGTGACTTAGCAGATTTAGCTAATGTAAAGAACACTGAGCTTCTTGATAAGAAAGTAGTAAAACGAAGTACTGAAGCTACCCTTATTTTGAACGCAAACATGACAGTTACAGATGAACTTTCAGAATATTTAACCTATATATTAGAATTACCTGAAGATAAGGTTTCTAACCTACTGGATACATTTAATGATTATACTACGAAAACTCAAATGGAGTAACGCATTTAGCTATGCCGAAGATAATGAGTTAATATTAGACGAATCTATCCTCACTCAAGTTCTAGGGGGTAACGGGGTTGGAAAGTCCTCTATTCCTCTAATCATTGAGGAAATTTTCTTTAATAAGAACTCAAAAGGTACAAAGAAAGTAGACATACCAAATCGTAACTTAGACTCGGAAGGCTACTTTTTAGGTTTAGATTTTGACGTTGATGACGTTGATTATACTATCTCTATAACTAGAAAGAAGTCTTTAAAGATAAAACTAACTAAAAACGGTGAAGATATTTCTAGCCATACGGCTACCAATACTTTTAAAACTATAGAGGAAATACTAGGAATAGACTTTAAAACGTTTTCCCAGCTGGTATACCAGAACACTAATAGCAGCCTTCAGTTTTTGACAGCTACAGATACTAACAGGAAGAGATTTCTTATTGAGCTATTAAACCTCAATAAGTATGTGGAATATTTTGAAACTTTCAAGGGTTTAGTGAAAGATTATAATAACCAAGTAATAAGCTTAGAATCAAAAATAAGTACTCTCGAAGCCTGGCTCTCCAAAAATAATTTAGAGGGTATGATAGTATTACCCAAGCTAGATTTAGATATAAACTCGGAAAAAGATGAAGAGGCTTTAGGCGCTTTAACGGCGGAATTTAAAAATATTTCACAAAAAAACAAAAATATTTCAGCTAATAATTTATACAAAAGCCAGTTAGCACGTTTAGATATAAAGTCAGTTGCTGGAATTGATGCTCAGAAGGGCTCAAGTGACTCATTTATTCAAGCTATTGGAGACTATAAATCACAAAAAAGTGCGGCAAATAGGGCCTTGAAACATATTGAGTCCTTAGGGGATGAATGCCCTACCTGTTCTCAAGAAATAGATTCTGCTTTTAAGGAAGGGTTAAAGTCTGGGTACAAAGATATTGTATCTGAAATGGAGCTACTTTTAACAGAATTTAATGATAAAGTAACAAAAGTAAAAGAAAATAATGCTTTATTTGATAAGAAACAAAAAATAGAGACTGAGTTTGAGTCTCTATACCGCGCTATTGATAACAACTTACCAGAAGAATTGCTACACGCAGGTGAGCTAGAAGCCCAGATACTTAGTATAAAAACAATACTAAAAGAAAAACGAGTACAAATTCAATATATTATTGACGAAAACTCAAGGATTGATAAGAATAATACAACGATTCAAATAATTACTGAACAAAGGGAAGGCTTCGAACAGCAACTAGAGGTTGCGTTAAGTGAAGTAAAAGATTTAAGTATCACATACAGTAATTTAGAAGTTTTGAAGAAAGCTTTCTCTACTAACGGGCTACTAGCGTATAAGATTGAATATCTAGTTAAAGAGTTAGAGACTATAGTTAACGAATATCTATCTGAGTTATCAGATGGTAGATTCACCCTCACTTTCGCAGTTACCAATGATAAGTTGAATGTCGAACTTACAGATGATGGGCGAGACGTCGATATTTTATCATTATCAAGTGGGGAGTTAGCTAGAGTCAATACCTCCACATTATTAGCGATAAGGAGACTTATGAATAGTATTTCTAAGTCTCAGATTAATGTATTATTTCTAGACGAAGTTATATCTGTATTAGACGATCCAGGCCGAGAAAGACTAGTAGATGTTCTATCTAGAGAAACTAAACTTAATACTTTTATTGTGAGCCACGAATGGAGTCATCCATTACTGGCTAAGCTTAACATTGTTAAAGAGAACAACATTAGCAAGTTAATTTATGATTAAGGATAACACATGGCATTAGACTCACGCGCTAAAGGAGCTAGGGGGGAATATCTCGTAAGAGATAAATTAAGAGAAGCCTCAGGTCTGCAATTCGAACGTGTACCCGCATCTGGAGCCCTCGCTTACTTAAAAGGAGATTTATTTGTACCACATAAAGATTGTAGATTCTTAATAGAAGTAAAGAACTATGAGGAGTCCCCCTTCACAGATAAAATTTTTACTAATAGATCTAATAATATAGTTAATTGGTGGGCTAAAGCGGTTGAACAAGCTGCTTTAAGGGAGCAAGAGCCTGTTGTAATCTTTAAGTATAATAGGTCTAAACTATTCGTGTTAACCAATGTATTACCAACCAAACTAGAAAAATTTATGTTTATTAATTGGTTAGGATGCTACGCTATGTTACTAGAAGATTGGCTAACTATAGAGGATATACAATGGCTAAGAGATGCTTAGCCTAAAGGAAAAATAAGATGGCAAAAGCTTTTAAAGAACAAATGAAACCAGCAGACCCAAAAAACCTATTAGTAGTAGACTCATTAAACCTTGGTTTTAGGTGGAAACATAGTGGGGCTTTAGAGTTCGCAGACGCTTATATAGATACTGTGAGATCTCTAGCTAAGTCTTATAACTGTGGTAGTATTGCTATCACATGTGATTGGGGTGCAAGTAGTTACCGTAAAGCTATAGATTCAGAATATAAAGCAAATAGAGTAAAATTAAGAGAGAATCAGACTGAGAAAGAAGCAAAGGATTTTGAGTTGTTCATTAAAGAATATGAAAGAACTCTAAACCAGCTACGTGCTGAGGGGTATCCTGTGTTTAAGTATAGAGGTGTGGAAGCTGATGATATTGCTGCCTTCATTTGTAAGAACAAAGACTTATTTGGTTATAATAAGGTCTGGAACGTTTCCTCCGACAGGGACTGGGACCTAATGATAACTGAGGATGTTTCAAGATTCTCCTATGTTACTAGAAAAGAGACAACTTTAGAGAATTGGAATGAGACA